CCCCCCCCCCCCCCCCCCTTTTATTTTTTAGTCATTATCTTCTTATGTGACTGAAGCAGCTATCCATACATATATATTCTCCTGTTATTTTATTTTGAGATACACCATACACATTACCACATAGATGACAACGAGCCGATCTATTTTGTAAATGATAACAGTTGGGTTCTTCTTCAACAAATAATATATAATTCTTATCTTTCATAGTAAAATATCCATCGCATATCTTACATTTTTGCCATTCACCTCTTGGCACATAGTTTGTTTCATCATCCTTATCAAAATCTTCATCATCCGGATATCTTTTACAATCATTATTTCTACATAATCTATATGCGTGGCTTGATGTTTCCATTATGGTAAAATAATAAATATTTTTACTATACATAACCTATAATTCAATTTTCCTTTTCAAGAAAAATAAAAAAGAGGTATTACCCCCTTTTTATTTTTTACACACTGGAATTCTATTTTACAATCTATAATTTACACGTACATTGCTAAGAAACTTTGATTTTGCTGTTGGTCGTTCTTAATAAGAATATCAGCTTCCTTTGGATTCACAGTGAATGGGAAAGATACATCTAATTTAATATCCTTGTCGAACAATGGTGTATCCTTTTTCATAAGTCTAAATAGATTTAATTTGGTATGAATAATTTCCAAACATCTCTTCAGATTTCTAACACCATCTTCATTCTTAGTTATATTCTCACATGATACAATATGTTTGATAGTTTCGTCTGGAATAATCACATCTTCTTCGTTAAAATTGACTTGTTCACGAATCTTGGGAAGGAGATACTTTCGTGAGATAATCACCTTCTCAGCAGCATCATACCCCTTGGTTTGAATACGATACATTCTATCGCGAAGAATAGGATTGACCTTACTTTCGTCATTATAACTGAAGATAAATAGACACTTACTTAGGTCGAAATTCACTTCAGAGAAGTACTTATCGTGAAATTCACTGTTTTGAGAAGTATCTGTCAAATGAGTTAGAATGCCAATAATTTCTTCACCGCGAGGAGTATCACTCACCTTATCTAACTCGTCAAAGTAAATAACTGGGTTCATTGACTTGCTATCAATTAATGTTTGTACGATTTTTCCCCAACTACTTCCCTCATATGTGTATGAATGACCTTCCAAGAAACTACTATCACCAGTTCCACCGAGAGCAATGAAAGCAAAGTCGCGTCCAAGGATTTTACTAATACCTTCCTTCACAAGTGTTGTCTTACCCGTACCCATAGGACCTTTAATAGCAATCGCAGTACCCATCGCAGACGGATTGGAAATCCATTGTCCTACCATTTGCATGATTTGAAGCTTAGCGTCATTTAATCCATATACACAGTTATCAAGAGTTGTAATAGCATTATCCATATATTCATGACACGCATCAATACCATCTGCCATTGAAATAGATAGATTACGGTAAATTCCAAAAGGAATACGCATGAAGGTATCTACCCAGTTCTTCACTTTAAAATACTCATTATCTCCAACTTCCATCGATTTCAACATACTTAACTTTTGCATGGCGACTGCCTTGAACTTAGCAGGCATATTTGTATCAAGAAGAGCTAATCTATATGGTTTCTCAATATTCGTATGTGAGTTAATTTCCTTCAAGTGTTTCATAACGGTAAGCTGCTCCTTGTTCGAAAGCTTCTTCTTGAAATAATCAATCTCATTTGTTTGCTTTTTGTCGGCATGAATTAGCTTATGATAATTTTTAGCATTTGTAACACGTGTGTTCTTCACCAGGTCTTTAATTGACTCGTCATACCCCTTGATAGCTTTTAGTAAAACCTTGCTCTTAGGGTTATTGTTGAGTTTTTTCAACGTAGTATTCTTCAAATCAATCAATTCAAGGTAATCTTTTTCGGCATCTGCTAATTCAACCTCTTCTTCTGTTGTATCTTTCTGTTTGGTTTGTTTCTTAGACTTCTTGTTTTTCTTCTTCTTTTCATTGTCAGGAAGTGCTAATTCTTGGTAATTCTCTTTCATAAATGTTTTCTCATCTTCACTATCGCATTCAACATCGTCATCGTCTTCATTGTATTCTTCATCATCTTCATCCCCTTGTCCGTCTACCAACAGAATGTTATAAAATCCATCACCAGCGTCCTCATCTTCGTATTCTTCAGAATCATCATCATATTCTTCTTCAGATGAAGATTCATGTTTGCGTGATTTCTTATGTTTTCCTTTGGATGAACGCGATTTGTCAGTATTTTTCTTACTTGTGTATTTTTGTTCGAGTTTATCAGTTGTTTTTGCACGCTTATTCATATACTTTGACGGGAACATCTTAGAAACAAGTTTTTGTATTTCACCGCGACTAATTGAAGGTCCTTCTTCCTCACTTTCTTCGTCGCTTTCTTCATCACTGTCTTCGTCGTCATCTTCCGTCTCTTCAATATCTTCCTCTTCATGCTTTCTATGTTTTTTAGGAGGTTCATATGTAGAATCGCTTTCAGATTCCCATTCGACTTCTTCGCTGCTTTCCGAATCAGAATCTGTGGACTTACGTAGTTTCATCTTGGAAGACTCCTTCTTATTTCTGGTCTTCTTAGATGAAAGTTTCTTGTCAATATTGGCTGGCATTGTATTAGGTTTAATCTAATCTTTAAATAGTTATGATAAATAGTATATGAAATTAGTTTTCAATTTTTTACATAAAATTGAAAAGAAGGATATAAAAATATAAACAGTATAATTATAGGGTTAATTGCAAATATGACCGAACCTAAACAACCTTCTCGTATCATTGGGGTACAGTTTAGTATGTTATCACCTGAAGAAATTCGTAAGAATTCAGTGGTAGAAGTTACGACACGTGATACATACATAAACAACAAGCCCGTTCCGAATGGTTTATTTGATTCTCGAATGGGCGTATTGGAACCAGGTATAATTTGTCCGACGGATGGGTATACCTATATTGATACCCCGGGTTACTTCGGGCACATTGAGTTGGCGCGCCCGGTATTCTTCATTCAGCATATCAAAGAAATAATGAAAATCAGTAAGGTAATATGTTATAAATGTAGTAAGTTACTAATCAATAAAAACGACCACAAACACGTACACAACATGCCGTCTGACAAAAAATGGAGCTATGTATATAATACTGCGTCAAAGGTTAAGCGGTGTGGAGAATTATCTGAAAATGGTTGTGGATGTAAACAACCAAGTAGTATAAAACTTGAAGGTATGGCTACAATTATGGCAACATGGGACAAAGTAGAGGCTGAAGATGGTGGTGAATCGACTTCCGTTCAACTTCGTCTGACCCCTGAGATTATCGTGAAAACTTTTCGTCGTATTTCGGATGAAGATGTATCGTTTATGGGGTTCAGTCCATTGTGGTCTCGTCCTGATTGGATGGTTTGTCAAGTGTTACCTGTTCCACCACCTTCTATGCGTCCCTCGGTAAAGCACGACGCACAACAGAGAAGTGAAGATGATTTGACGCACATTTACAGTAACATTATCAAGTATAATCGTGATTTGTCTGATAAAATTGCGAATGAGGCTTCTACGAATGTGATTGAAGGCTTATCCACGCAGCTCCAGTATTTCATTGCGATGATTGTGAATAATAAAGTCAAGGGAGCGGACAGTTTGCGACAACGTTCCGGACGTCCTTTACAGTGTATTACTGGGCGTTTGAATAGTAAGGGTGGGCGTATTCGTGGTAATCTTATGGGTAAGCGTGTTGATTTCAGTGCGCGTTCTGTTATTACAGGTGACCCCAATTTGTCTATCCGACAATTGGGTGTTCCCATGAAGATTGCCACAAATATTACCAAACCTATTACAGTGAATGACCGCAATCGCGACTTCTTGATGAAACTCGTTCAAAATGGTCCGGAAGAATATCCCGGTGCCAAGATTCTTGAACGGAAAAATGGTGAAAATATTTCACTAAGGTACGTAGACCGACTTTCTATACGTCTTGAAACTGGAGACATCGTTCACCGTCATATGATGGATGGGGATGCCGTTCTCTTTAACAGACAACCCAGTCTTCATAGGATGAGTATGATGTGCCACATCGCCAAGATTATGAAGAAGGGTGACACATTTCGTATGAATGTTGCAGACACAAAACCTTACAATGCCGATCGACTATTTGTAAAATTTCGCAAAAATTTATCAAGGTTGGCAACAGGGGGCCTTAAAAGGGTGCTACCTCCTAGTCGTTGTTTATAACAACGGCGACATACCTTGTTGTTCTGGGACGTCCTTAGAGCCTTAACTACCACCCTGTGATGGAAACGTCATAAGGGGAACACGGTTAGTAGCCGTACCCAATGGTAATAATGTTAAGGATTGGATAATCAGCAGCGTTACTGTCTAAGTCCGTTATGATAGGATATGACAGGCGTTCAGAGACTGAACGGGTATGGGTGAATGATGATAGCCTAATCAGCTTGAGTTTGCTTAAGATACAGTCCGGTCCACTGGGAAACCTTTGGAGTAAACCGTTTGATGGGGATAGATTTTGTCCCAAACAGGTGACCGCCCAATAAGTTGTAGATATACTTATTGGGGAAAACGGTGTAAGTTCTACTGGTAGGTGTATTTCGCATAGGTACATTTTACTGATATAATCATCTAGTCATTCTTTAAAATAATAATATAAATATAACTCGCTCTCTATAATAAAATAAAAATGATATTAGATATTGGTGAAAAAGATAAAGTTGTTGGTGAAATATATAAAATGACTAATACTACAAATGGAAAGATTTATATAGGTCAAACACGTAGTCATAGGTTAAACCATAATAAATATAGACCATTTGGATATTTGGGAAGATTCAAAGACCATATTAATGAAGCATTTTCAAGCAAAAAAAAACAAAGTAAATGTTTGAATTCAGCTTTAAGAAAATACGGTCAAGATAGTTTTACTTGTGAATTAATTCATACTTGCGAAGTGAGTGAGTTAAACGAACAAGAAGAACAATATATCATTGAATACAATTCAAAATATCCAAATGGCTATAATTTAACAAATGGTGGTAAAGCTTTTACTGATGTAAGTGGAAACTTTTATTGGAGAGAAGAAATACCTCTACCTCCAAAAGTTTCAAAACCTCAACGTAAAAGTGACTATACAAAACAGTTGATTTCTGAACGGTTAAAATCAGTTCTTGATAATGAAGAATGTCGAGAGAAACGGATGAAACTAACTCAGAAACAACATTTGACAAAAAAATATGACATATTCAAAGATGTAGTAATAGTAGACGACGATATTGATAGTTACATTCGGGTTATCAAAAATAATACGAATAATACTGAATATATCCGTATTGTCATTGATAAAAAACGAACAGCTTTTGTAGGGAAACACGAACCAATAGATAAAATAAAAGAACGAGCGAAAAAATTTATATTAGATTTAAAAGAGTGGCAACGTAGCCAAACTTGACGGGGACCTCTTTAGAGCCCATACTACCACCCTGTAATGGAAACGTTATAAGGGGAACACGGTTAATAGCCGTACCCAATGGTAAAAAAGTATGGGATTAGACAATCCGCAGCCAAGCTCCTAAGTCCGCTATGATAGGATATGGAGAAGGTTCAGAGACTAGACGGTTACGGGTCTTAAATGAAGGTTTAATCAACCGGATAAGGCACAAGGTATAGTCCGTCCCCTTAGGAGACTTTGGGGGTTTTGACAGCATATACGCAGTCAAAAAACAATGGAGATGAATATGCATGCCCCACAAAATGTGTTGGCAGAAACAGAATTAAGGCATTTAGCAGCGATTCCATATCAAGTAATAAGTCCTGCTGGAAATGCGCCGATTATCGGTATTTATCAAGACTCTTTGTTAGGGTCTTATCGTTTTACCCGCCCGAACATTTCATTCACGCCTCGTGATGTGATGAATTTACTGATGATGTATTCAAAGGTAGATACGGCGGCACTTCGCGAATTAAGCGAAAATAACAGCGGAAAAATCAAAAATTTCGATGTTCTAAGTCAGATTATGGCTCCATTAACATTGAAGTTTAAGACAAAGTTATGGGATGAAGATGAAGAATATGCGACATCAAATAACGTATTAGAAATCCGCAATGGAAAGTATATTCGCGGACAAATTGAGAAGTCTGTATTAGGTTCTTCCACAAAAGGTATTATTCACAGAACGTTCAACGATTTTGGAAATATGTCTGCTTGTAATTTCATTGATGACCTTCAAAACGTTATCACCGAATACATGAAGTCAAGCGCATTTAGTGTAGGAATTAGTGATTTGGTTGCTAATAGAAAAACACAAGACTCCATTATTCACGAAATCGCAAAACAAAAACAAGAAGTTCAATCCCTCATTGAGAAAGTCCACAAGGGAACTTTTGAAAATAATACTTCTCATACGAACAACGCACAATTTGAAACCAGTGTGAATAACATCTTGAATAAGGCAACCGAACAAGCTGGTAAAATCAGTCGTAAATCTCTTGCCAAAGACAACCGTTTCGTGATGATTGTCAATTCAGGTTCAAAGGGTACTCTTATCAATATTTCACAGATGATTTCTT